TGTTTGAAAATATAACTCCTCAAATGAGTCATGCGATTAGTAAAGAGATAGATAATTTAATTAAAAATTACGAACCAAGAGCAAGATTAGTACAGATAGCTACAATGCCCCAATTTGACAGAAACGCTTATGCAGCTACAATATCATTTTACGTTCAAAATTCTTCTGAACGAGTAACAGTAGAATCATTTTTAGAAAGATTAAGATAATATGGCAACAAAATTAGACATATCACAATTAGATTTTGATGGAATCAAAAATAATCTAAAAACATTCTTATCACAACAGGATGAGTTTACTGATTATAATTTTGAAGGTGCTGGTATGAATATCTTGTTGGATGCTCTTGCCTACAACACTCATTATCTAGGATACAATGCTAATATGTTAGCAAACGAGATGTTTCTTGATAGTGCCGATCAAAGATCAAGTGTAGTGTCATTAGCAAAACAAGTGGGTTACACTCCAAGAAGTGCCTCATCCTCAAAGGCAACAATTAATGTTGTTGTTAATAATGGATCAGGTGCCTCTATTACAATGTCAAGAGGAACAAAATTTACAACTACGGTTGACGCAACAAATTATTCTTTCGTGAATAATGCCGACATAAGTATTTCACCATCAGATGGTGTTTATACATTTTCTGATTTAGTTATTTACGAAGGTACATATTTGAACTTTAAATATACAGCAAATACTTCTGATACAGATCAAAGATTTATTATACCAAATGATAACGTAGATACAACAACTCTTACTGTTAAAGTGCAAGAATCTTCTTCAGATACTACAACAAACAGTTATACATTAGCAACTGGTATTACATCAGTAGATTCTACATCTAAAGTTTATTTTTTACAAGAAGTTGAAAACAAAAGATTTGAAGTTTACTTTGGCGATGGTGTTATAGGACAATCTATAAAAGACGGTAACATTGTCATATTAGATTATATAACTTGCAATCGTGACGAATCTAATGGTGCTAGTGCATTTACATTATCAGGAACAGTTGGTGGTTTTTCAGATGTGACCATCACAACAGTTGGCACTGCTGCTGGCGGCGACGCTCCTGAAACAATTAAATCAATTAAGTATAATGCACCTAGAGATTATACAGCTCAAGATAGAGCAGTTACAGCAGACGACTATAAAGTTCTTGTTAAAAGTTTGTATGCTAACGCTCAATCAGTTCAAGTTTATGGTGGTGAAGATGCTGCCATTCCTGACTATGGAAAAGTTTACATATCAATTAAAGCTAAATCAGGTTCTAATCTAACAGAAGTGACTAAGGTTAGTTTAGCAAGAAATCTTAAATCATTTGCTGTTGCTTCAGTAACACCTGTAATTATTGATCCTGAAACTACTTTTATTATTTTAGAAACTACTTTTAAATATAATTCTGGTGCAACTATTAAAGATATATCAACAATTGAAACAGATGTATCGGACGCTATCACAGCTTATAATACAGATACACTTGAAGATTTTACAGGTATGTTTAGATATTCGGCAGTTACTAAAACTATTGACGGTGCTGAACCATCTATATTATCTAACATCACTAAAGTTAAGATGTATAAGAATATCACACCAACTTTAAATTCAGGATTAAAATATACATTATCATTTAATAATGCACTTTACAATCCACACTCTGGACATAATTCAGGTGCAGGTGGTATTGTATCTTCAACAGGTTTTAAAATATTCGGTGATGATACAAATGAACATTTCCTAGATGATGATGGCGCTGGTAACGTTAGAGTCTATTATGTAAGTGGTACTGCAAGAGTTTACACAAGTTCTACCTATGGCACAATCAATTACACAACTGGAGAATTAATTTTAACTTCTGCTAATATATCAAGCATATCAAATGTTGACGGTGCAGCTAGTACTCGAATAAGAATAACCGTATTACCAAGTTCAAACGATATAGTGCCTGTAAGAAATCAAGTATTATCAATTGATGTTGCCAACTCAACTGTAACTGGATCAGTAGATACGATAGAAAGTGGTAGTTCACAGGCAGGAACATCTTACACAACTACCAGTAGTTATTAGGTGTTGACTAATGGACATTAAAAAAACAAATAAAAAAAAACTATCCACACTCATTAAACAACAAGTACCTCAATTTGTTCTAACGGATCATCCTAAGTTCACAGAATTCCTTACATCTTATTTTCTATTCATGGAATCTGCTGAATTAAATTTAGATACCATCACAGATATAGATCAGATACTTTTAGAAACAATAGGTATATCAGACAGTTTTGTATTACTCGATCAGACAACTAAGAATGGACTAGACGCAGGTAATAAACTTGTAAATGAAGAAAATACATTTGGTGGTTCTTTTCGAAAAGGTGAGGTCATCACAGGTTCTGTATCTGGTGCCACTTCAACTGTTTTAGCAGAAGATGTTATATCGAATAGTAGATTATTCATTTCAGCAAACAATGGTTGGATAACAGGAGAAACTCTTACAGGTTCTATTTCAGGTGCAACTGCTAGAGTAGGTAAGTACCGTGCAAATCCAGTTGAGAACATTCAGCAACTTTTAAACTATACCGATCCCGATCATACGATAAGTGATTTCTTATCTCAAATGAAAAAAGAGTTTCTTAATACAATTCCTGAAGATACACATGAAAATGTAGATACTAGAAAACTAATTAAGAATATTAAATCTCTATACAGAGCAAAGGGTACTGAAAAAGCACATAAGGCTTTTTTTAAAATATTATTTAACGAATCAGCAGAAATTTATACTCCAACAGATGATATGTTGAGAGTATCAGACGGTTCTTGGAATACCCAAACATTTCTTCGTTGTACACAAACGGCATTACAACAGGCAAATGATCCTATCTTTTTAACAGGACAAACTATCACGCAGGCAAACAATCCATCAGACTCAAATCTAAATTTGGCAACTGCAATTGTAGAAAACGTAATTAAATTTCAAGAAGGTACTACACAAATCATTGAGATCATAATTAATACAGAAACTACAACAGGTACTTTTGTAAATGGAGCTGAGGTAACTGGAATAAGTAATGTGAATCCCGATCTAACAATCGGTGTGACAGTATCACAAGCATTATCAACTGCTGTAATTACAAATAATGGTAGTACTTTAACAGTCGGCGATGAGGCAACTCTAACTGGTGGTGAAGGTGCTGGTGCCAGAATTCAGATACAAGATATATCTGGTGCAGGTGTATCAGAAGTTATTGTGGATGCTGTAGGACAAAATTATCAAGAAGGAGATGTTTTAACATTTAGTTCAGGAACTGCCGAGGCAAAAGTAGCAGTTGTTGGTGGCGGATTTGCTCCTGAAACAGGAAGTGTAGATGTTAATATTGAGTTAGAGTCAGGTACAGTTGCAGGTGGTGGATCAGGTGATCTATTATTTGAAACTGCAATTGATAACGGTGATGGTGGTAAGGTCTTAAATGAATCTTCTCAAATGCAAGATTTTCAAGTTAGGGTTTCATTAGAGAATGAAATTGGTTCTGTATTGCAAGAAGAATATGATGACGATACTGCCAATAGAATATATATAGTCAATCAAGAAGATCAAACAGACTTACCTTACAACATGGAGGCAGATGACCATATTGTATTAGAAGATAAAACGGCATCATCAGGAATTCCTGGAAATAAAATAGTTCAACAAAATGCAACAGGTACAGGTGACATTACTGATATAAGAATGATTGCAAGCGGTTCTGGTTATACAACTTTACCAACTGCAACAATTGATGGTAGAAGATTTATTGGATTAGAAAATGTAACAGATAATGAAACAACTGATTTCAGTCGTATTCAATTTGAAGATGGTGGAAGAGTATTAAATGAATCCACTTTTGCTGTTTTAAATGTAGTTAATGGAACCGTGATACCTTTTGGTGATGATATTGGTAGAGCCACATCATTAAATATTATTGAACATGGTATAAATTATACATCAGCACCAACTTTAGAATTTCCTCGTTATGCTGTACTTAAAACAGTTTCAGGAACAATATCTGCTAATGAAACATTTACATCAAATGTAAGTGGTGCAACAGGTACAGTAATTGATTTTACAGCACCTCTTTTAAAATACACAGCAACAACAAGTGAATTAGTTGAGGGTGATACAATATCGACATCAGGAAGTCAAACTGCTTTTGTGACAAAAACAGACCCACTAACTGGTACTGCAACGATAGGTGCTCAGATCACGACTGCTGGAAAATATATAAATCAGAATGGTCATCTTTCAGAAGGTTCTAAAAAAATTCAAGACAGTTTATACTATCAAGATTATTCTTATGTTGTTAAAGTTGCACAATCAATTAACAAGTGGAGAGATTCACTTAAAAGAGCAATTCACCCTTCTGGATTCTATGTAACAGGAGAAGTAAATATTCAAACAAGATTAGCCGGTGGTGTTAAACAACCAGTTGGTGCTACTTTAACTTCTGGATTATTCTCTGGTACTGCTGACAGTCCAATCTACATGAGATTAAATACATTGTTCTCTACTATCTTCAGCAGAAGAACAGGAGTTGGATTTAAGTTTATGAGTAACGCTGCACAGTTAGATGGCAAGACTCTAGTATCTACAGCGACTGCAAGAACAGGTAAACCAGTAGAAGTTCATAATGATTATAGAGATACAAGTACAAATACTGAAAAAGAATTGAATCTATATCCTGAAACTACTTTAGATTTAGAACGTAGAAGTAGAACAAACTTTTACACAAATACATCTTATTCAGTTAGAGGTGTTGCCGTTAAGAATGGATATGCATATGCAGGACCTAGACTAAATACTTTAAACACTTTTGGTCTATCAGCATTTGCCGCTAACAATGCAATCACTTTAGAAGGTGGTACTGGCGCAGGTGAGATATTACTAGAGGGTGCGACAGACGGTAACTCTGGCGTATTACAGAATGACGGATCAGAATCTTATAGTACATCTATGAGTTCATGGGCAGATTTGAGATTTACAGGTACTTTGAACACAAGT